ATAGATTTTACAATGGAATGAAAAGCTCCGCAGTAGAACCATACCTAGATGAATCTAAACCACGTTTGAGAGTATTACCACCACATCAATTTCTTCCAATATCAACTGACATAGTTAGTCCTACTAAGATGAATGAGTTTGTAAAGTATATGGGCGACGATGTTTTCTTTGTTTATTCTGAGGATGAATTTAAAGCAATTGATAAAGAAGGAAAAGAACTTCCGCAATATATGATAGAGAATGAAGGGGAGAATCCCTTCGGTATTCTTACACAGGTGTATATTAATAAATCAAAACATATGTTGATACCTCATGCAGATAAAGATTTGTTACAGATTGGATTGATAGTTAACATTAAACTCGCAAACTTAATGTATGCAATTCAGTATCAAACCAACTCTATCATATATGGAATTGATCTAGATATAAGTAAACTAGAACTAAACCCAGATAACTTCTGGAGCTTATACACAACTGACGATGGGAAAAAACCAGAAATTGGGATGATAAAACCAGAAGTAAATATTGTCGAAGTGTTAAGTATGCTAGGGCAAGTGACCGAGCAATTTTTAAATAGTCGCAACCTTCGAAGTAACGCTACCAGCGACGTTTCAAGCAGCGGTGTTGCTCTACAAATTAAGAACATCGACACCACTGACGATAGAAAAGAACAGATAGTATATTTCTCAAGTGTTGAAGATAGACTATGGCAAACAATTAAAGTAATGCACAACTATTGGGCCGATGCTGGTTTAGTAGAGGAGAGAAGAAAATTCTCAGAAGATTTCAAACCGTCTATAACTTTCGCTAGCCCAAAACCAATTGAATCACAAAGCGAAATCGTGGCAAGAAATAAAGAATTAATTGACATGGGACTTATTACAAAGTCTTTAGCAATGAATGAAATATATCCAAACAAGTCTCAAGAAGAGATCGATCAACTATTAAAAGAAATAGAAGATAGTAATATAATCAAGGTGGAAAATATTGCCAGCGAAACACCAGAAATTCAAAATATCGATAGATCCGAAATATAGTGATGAAGCTAAGGAGTCGATTGCTCAAGATGTAATTGACTTTATAGTCAAGAGAACTAAGCAACGCAAAGATAAGTTTGGCGAACCCATGGCAGGGTATTCCAAAGCTTATGCGAAATCCGTAACGGGACAAGCGGCAGGCAAGAAAACGGGACAAGCTGCAAACTTAAACCTAAGTGGTGATATGTTATTTGCGCTTGGAGAATACAAGAAAATCGGCAAAAGTTACATCGAGTTGGGATATGAAAAAGGTTCGGAAGAGAATGGTAAAGCCGATGGGAATATTCGTGGAACCTATGGAAGCGATACACCTAATCCATCTAAGGCAAGGGATTTTTTGGGCATTAACGACAAAGAGTTACAAACAATCTTATCAAACTATCCAATCGAAGACGAAGAGAAAATTGAAGAGAGCATTTCTATTAACAAATTCGCTGAGGCAAAGGCAAAAGAAATAGCAGAAAAAACTTCAAAGAAGTTAGAAAAAAACATAGCAGCATTGGTTGAGAAATACGGGTATGGCGATGGGAAGAAATGATGACTATATAAAAAGGCTTAAGAAGAGACTTTTAAGACTACAAACAGGGTCAGAATACGAACCAATACCAGAAGAAATAGCTACCATGATTCGGGTTCGGGTTAGACAAGGTTATGGGGTATCGAAATCAAAGGAAACCAAGGAAAAGTTTAAGGATTTGGAAACGTCAACAATTAACGCAAGGAAAAGGAAAAAGAAAAAAGGGTTGTTACTTTCAGGAGAAAGCCCAAGCAAAAGCAATTTAACTGAAACTGGAGAAATGACCGACTCAATTACCGGACAATCAAAGTCAACTTCTATTGAAATATACTTAGATGGAACTCGAAACAAAAAACTCGCATCATACCATGAAGTTAAATCCAGACCATTCTTCCATCTAACGGGGCTAGAATATAATAAAGTAATTAGATTAATCAGAGCAAGAATTAAAGAAATCATAAGAGAAATTTAGTCTTGCTTATAAACAATAAATAGGAGTAAAATAATGATTGATGAAACAAGTGTTAGTGACACGACCGAGCCCGTTCGAGACGCATCGGAAACAAAACCAAGTGATACCATTGCATACGAGACGCATAAAAAACTTTTGAACCAGCGTAAAGCAGATCAAGAGAAGTTGCGTGCAGTAGAAACCCAGTTGAATGAACTTCTTACTGCTAAAAAGCAAACAGAAGAACTAAAACTGAAGGAGCAAGGCAAGTATCAAGAATTGGTAACTGAAAGAGAGAAAGAAATCGAAGCACTAAGACAAGAGAACTTAAGTTATAAAAGTTCCTTCGATAAGGCGATAAAACTTTCTGCTTTCAGAGATCAACTTGGTGGAACAGTAGACAATTCTGCTTACTACGATTTCGTTAACGTAGATAAGATTATTGTCGATCCAGATACAGGAGTTCCAGACATGTCTAGTGTTGCGGAAGTCGTAAATGAATTTAAACAAAAGCACTCCAAACTTTACACCCCGAAAGTTTCTAGAGCTTTACCAAACGACGCACCTAAAGACAACTACACTTATGGAACTCCGAAAAACAAAAATGATTATGCTAACGCTTTGAGAGATGAGCTTTCAAAGCAATTTAAGTAAACAGGAGTTTAAAAATGGTAGACGCATTATTTGGTAGTACAGAAACTACCGCTGTATCAAATGCAAGAATTGCATCTTTGGTACAATCATATTTAGTTCAAGAAGCAAAATTGCTTCCATTAGTAACAGACTATTCTTCATTAGTAGGGCCAGGAGCGAAATCAATTGCACTTCCAAGAAGTGGCGGTTTTACTGTTCAAGATAAAACAGAAAATACCGCTGTAAGTTCACAAATCGTAACTTACGCAGCCGATGCAATTAACCTTACTACTCATAAAGTAGTACAGTTTTTAGCAGAGAAATTTGCTACAAGACAATCAGCTCCAAACGTTCTTTCTGATATGTTGATGAAAGCTGGTAAAGACATGGCATATGCAGTTGACCAATTGATTGCAGCCGCTATTCTTGCTGGCCCATCTACTTCTAATCCAGATCATATTATTGATTTCAATGATGGAACGAATAACGACGTTGAGCTAGCTGACTTCCTAAATATCAGATCATTACTACTTGCTCAGAATATTGATGTTTCTGAATGTTATGTTGGTCTTAACCCAGCTAAAGAAAAAGACGTTCTAGGAATTTCTAACTTTATCGAAGCCGCTAAATGGGGTAACAGTATGCCAATCCAAAATGGTGTTATTGGTCAAGTTTACGGTCTTAAAGTTATTATTTCTAACGTGTTTGAAACTGATTCAATAGTTGCATGGCATCCATCGGCTGTTGGTTTTGCTTTTGGACAATCTTTAGTAATTGACGAACAAAAAGACCTAGCTAACCTAGCTACTCGTTACTCTTTGGATTTTATCTGCGGTGTAACTGGTGGTCTAGATTCTGGTAAACGACAAGTACTTGTTGAGCCAGTTTAGTTTTATCGACTATAATTAAATGAGGGGGCTTAGGCCCTCTCTTTTTAAAAAGGAAGTATAATGGGATTTCAAATTGGACAAAAACTCATTAAGAAATATGAGTATGATTTTGCTGTTGACGGTGGAGCTTCTACTGCAGTTATCAACTTAAGAGAAGAAGGCGAGAATTTAGTAAACGGTTGCCATATTACAAAAATGTATGTTGTTACTGAAACCGCTTTCACAAGCGCAATAAGCGACACAACTATTACTATCGGTAATACAACTGATGCTGATGGATATTTCGCTGATTGTTTTACTGCTTTATCTAGCACAACTACTGGAACTTTTTCTAGTGGAGAAATTGCCGGAGCTTTATTATGGGATGATAGTAACGACCACGACATTCTATATAGCCCAAAGGTAGCTAATGATTTAACCGTGGCAATGACCATTGGTAACTACTCTTTGACCGCTGGAAAATTAGAATTATATGTAGAGTTTTTTAGAGCTTAATTTCTTTTAACTTGTGGGTGACTATGGAAAAACCTGTGATGATTCCACATTTTGTAATAGCTCCAAATAAACAAGAACTGATGCGCTTGATGCTAAAGATAAACCTTGAGTCAAGCGCATTTCATAAATTCTTTGATATTCAAAAAGATGGGAATAGTTGGGTGGCTTGGTATTATAAGGAAGTTAAGATATGAGTAAAACGTTAACTGACTTAGAGAAAGATAAATTCACTACCACAATTGAAGATGATACCGCAGTAAGAGTCGTTGTGTATAATTCAAGTAAAGTTGTTATTGATAACAGTACTATGGCACCCCTTAATGCAAATGCTATCTTCAATGGAACATCATTTAATACTTTAGATTATTCGATGCTATTCGTAACTGTTTATAGTGATGTTGGCAGTGCTATTGATGGGCTTTGTGTTGAAACAAGTAGTGATAATATTGTCTGGAGAGACGGCGATTGTTTTACAATACTTGGTGGATTCGAGAAAACATTTTCGTTTCAACCGAACAAACAATATATGCGAGTTAAATATACTAATGGTGGAATCGCACAATCTGCTTTTGATCTTCATACTATTGCCAAGAAAACAAACTCAAAGCCTTCTAACCATAGGATACAAGATTCGATTGTAACGGAAGATGATGCCGAGCTTGTAAAGGCTGTATTGACTGGAGAGAATACAAATTTTCCTGGCCAGTTTTTAAATATTAAAACAACCGCTGGTGGTAATCTTAGGGTTACCGTAGATCAAGTTGACACTACTACAAATTCATTAAAGGTCATCAACTATTCACATGCAGAATTACATGGCGGGGACCACTTTGCGGTTAAAAAAACAGAAGCACTTGCTCGGAATACAAGAAAAGATATCTTGATTGTTACACCAAATACGACAAGATGGGCACATATGATAAAGGGAATTGAATCAACAGAATCTTTAATTACAGTTTCCTTTTATGAAAATACTGTGACAAGCGCAGATGGCACATTAGATGGCGGCTATAATAGGAATCGAAATTCTGCTACTGCACATACTACGGTTGTTTACGAAGGGCCTACCGTAACATCTGTTGGGACATTATTATATTCAATGGCGGTAGGAGTTGGTAGAGGCGTGGGTGGTAGTACTAGGGACGATGAAGAGATTTTATTAAAGCAGAATACTAAATATTTACTAAGAATAACAGAAGCAAATATAGCAAATACAATAATAAATTGGTCATTAGATTGGTATGAGCATGTCAGTCTATAATGGTTAAGGGGTAATGAATGAAAAGATTTATTTTTTCAGACAATGGAACGTTACTTGATAAGACGATAGAGCTAGAAGACTATCATACTGGTGTAGCGACTATCGATTACACGGCAACAGAAGATGCTATTTATCTTGGAAGTGAGCTTCCATTTAATTCTTTATTTATTAGTCTATCATCTGCCAATTCAATCGCCTCTGTTTTTTCAGTATCTCACTGGAACGGAAATTCATGGGCATCAATGGTTGAGATTAAAGACGAAACCGTTGGTCTAACCCAGAGTGGATATCTTACATGGGTGCCAAGCAAAGATGAAACATGGCAAGCCGAAGATACTGAAGAAATAACAGGCTTAACCACGCTTACAATATATGATTTATACTGGTTAAAATTGACTATGTCGGCAACACTAGCACCGTCTACTTCAATCAAGTGGATAGGTTCTAAGTTTTGTAGCGACGATGATTTAACAAATGAATATACGCTTTTTGCCAACACTACTTTTAGATCAAACTATAAATCTGGAAAAACAAGTTGGGAAAATGAAATTATATTAGCATCTCGTTTAATCGTAGATGATTTAGAGAAGCGGAGAGTAATAGAAGCAAGCGATCAACTATTAATCAGAAGACGACTAATAGATGCTTGCGTTTCAAAAGCTGCGCAAATCATATTTAAAAACCTAGGTGACGACTATAAAGACGATGCAGAAAAAGCAAAGAAAGAATATTACGAACGTCTTAATAAATCTAACTATGGAACTGATTTAAATAATAACGCCAGAGTAGAATCTGGAGAAAAAAAGGCGGTAACAGGTGTCTTCTATCAGTGATGTTATCGATGCTATATGTGGGGAAATTCCTTTGTACACAGGATTTACCACTAAAAAAGAAATACTAAACCCTTACTCTCTTGAGGATAATCCTAGTAAATTTTTGGAAGATTCATGGGGACTTATAATTGGAGATGGAACAAGGGCGGAAAGTGATGGGCGAGTGGAAAATTATTTCGTTACAACAGAAAGAAGTATCGGGGTGGTGTTGTGTCGAGCTGTTTTCGATGTCCATGGTATAGGTCTGCAAGTAAAAACGGAAGCGAAGCAATTACTTAGCGATGCCAAAACTATTAGAGATAATTTCTTAGACCTTGATAAGTTCGGGGTGTTGAAAGGTGGGGAAAATATTTCTTATGAAGGTGACTCAGGGGTGAATCAACTTTCAAATGGTGACGGCTATAAGTTTATACATACGCAGATAAATTTTAAGTTTGATATTATAGAAACTATTAATTAATTAATTAAGGAGGCCACAATGGCTTTAAGTGATCCACGAACTATATTTGGGATTCACTCAGTTGCTCCGTACAATAGGACTACTGGGGAATTCTACGGAATTGCTAAGGTATTAGACAATTCTTCTATTGCAATTTCTTCGGAACTAATTCCTCTAGTTGGGGGTTCTCAACGTTTTCCATGGGCCGTAGAGACAGGCCCTAGCTCTGCTGAAATTACATTAAGTGTAAGCCAGTATGATAATTTCTTATTAGAAATTGCTTATGGTAAAGCTCCTACTGCAAACGCAGCTGAGACAACTGGAAGTATTACAGCACTTACAAATAAAAATGGCACAAGCCTAATGTCAGCCACTACTGGTATAGCATCGGTAGGAATTACAACTGGCGACCATGCTGATTTAAAGTTTGGAAAGTATGTTGTACTAGCTGCGACTTCATCGACTGTTGATGTTTATATGTCAAGCGATATCGACTTTGCCAGAGGAACTGACGGATCTTACATCAATGATTCATTGAAAATTACTTCTTCTCCAGTTGCAATTTCTACTGGTTCAACAGTTACTATTCCTACTTATGGAATTGAATTTGTTGGTGGTAGCGGGACTATTGGAATGACCGCTGGTGCGACTGCTACATTCTCAGTTAGACCTCCAAACACTTCATCTATGGATGTTGTAATCGGTGGATCAAGCGACGTATCTCCAGAAATCGGAATGATTATCTACGCTCAAAAGCGTGGTAACGAATCCATGTTTGAGGTAGATGTTTTCAAGGCACGTATCAGTTCTTTGCCTCTCGCCTTCTCTAAAGGCGAATTTGGAATCGCCGAACTTACATGCCAAGCCTATTTTGATTCGACTCGTAATGGGGTATTATCAATTAGAGCAATTGACCCATCTTAGTTACGTTCAATATTGTTCTTTTATAATGTTCGGGAGGTGTAAAAGCCTCCCTTTTTTATATTAAAGCACAGTTATTGTTTACAAATATAGCATTTTAACATATAATTTGTTTATGGCATACCCACATTCATACGAACTTGTTAAACAAACGTTTAAAGATGGCGGGTGCACGCTGCTTGTAAAAAAATACAAAAATTCAAAAGCTCTCATGCCTTATATATGTTCCTGCGGAAATAAATCTAAAACAAGTTTTGGTAACTTCATAAAAGGGCACAGGTGTCGACAGTGCGGATTTCGTTCTATGGCAGACAAGCGAAGATTTACTTTTAAATATGTAAAAAAACAATTCGCAGACGCAGGGTGCAAGCTGCTCGCAAAAGAGTATAAAAACTGTGTTACTAAAATGCCTTACGTGTGCTCTTGTGGGAATAAGTCTGAAATAATATATGGCAGTTTCAGGAACGGCAACCGTTGTAAAAGGTGCGGGATAAAGAAGCAATCTGAAAAGAAAAGGCCCACCCTTGAATATGTAAAAAAGAAGTTTAAAGAAGGAGGATGTGAGTTACTTGCAAAGGTATATAAAAACGCTCACACCAAGATGCCGTACATATGTTCATGCGGAAATAAATCTGAAATAACATATGTTCATTTTAGGAATAGCAGGCGATGTAAAAAGTGTGCAATAAAAAAAGTTGCTGGCAAACAAAGGCATACTTTTGAATATGTAAAAAAACAATTTGCCGATGGTGGATGTACATTAATCGCAAGAGATTACAAAAATGCCAAAACCAAAATGCCATACCTATGTTCGTGTGGGAATCAGTCGGAAATAAGTTATAATACATTTAAAAAAGGAGGGAGGTGTAGAAAATGCGGAATTAAAAAAGGGACTAGACGTGGGGAAGATAGTTCCAGCTGGAACCCTAACCTAACAGATAAAGAAAGAGAAGGAAAAAGGGTATCAGGAAATGATACTTGGAGTAAAAATGTCAAAAAAAGAGACAGCCACACTTGCCAAGGGTGTGCGTCTACAAAGAACCTTCATGCCCACCATATAATGTCTTATAAAAACCACAAAGAACTAAGGATAGATATATCAAACGGAATAACATTATGCCACGATTGCCACATGGACTTTCATAGAATGTATAGCAGGTCTGGAGGCACACCTAAACAATTAGCCAGCTTTTTAAAAGGTGAAAAGAAGATTAATTAGCCTTATTTTTCCGACACTTTCTTATATATCTTTTAGACCTAGGGAAATCTTCTTTCGTTATTGCTTTTCTTGATAAGTTAAATACAGAATGGAGCAACAATGCAGATATACTGCCCTCTGCATAAATGTTGGCAAGCCCTTGAATAAAGTTCTTTTCGTACGGACTTAATCTAATACCTATTCGTTCGGTTAGTTTATTTTTCATGTTTGTACAATTAGTATATTGTGGGTATACTAAAAAGTCACTACAATTAAATAAGGAGAATCTAAGAATGGATTTATCACAAATAGCGCCGAAGCTTACTAAATTTAAACTCAAATCTTTAAAAGAAGAATTAAGTTTTCGTCAAATTAATTTAACAGATGAGGCTTGGCTTGCTGAAACATATAGCGCAGATGAGATTTCAAACGTATTCAAGTCAGTAAACATAAAAGAAATCTCCCGAATAGCCTTTAGATTATTGTCTGACAATGATAGGCGGTTATTTAAAAAGCAAGATGTAATTGTGATAACAGAAGATGGAGAAGAAACTAACGAAACATTAGGTGGTTTAGAGCTATTTAGGAAATTAATTGTTGGTGAAGATGATAAGCTTGCCATTCTAATAGCACTAACTGAAACAATAAACGGAAGTAGACCAGAGAACAAAGAACCTACTGAAAAAAAAAAGACGACAACAGGAAAGAAATAGACTGGGCGGAAATCTTTGATCTGTTTAGTAGTGAATATGGATGGACTTCTGAATATATATGGACGTTGACTATGAAAGAAACAGATTGGAGAATTAACGCTATAATAAACAGGCGAAATCTTGATCTAGAATTCAATGCATCTATCCATGGAATGAAATTAAAAACTCAAAAAGTCGGCAAATCAGAACCAATTACAATTTCAAAAGAACAGGAAATTGCGATTGAAAAAGCAATGGAAAGCGCAAAGCTAAGGAAATTAAATGGCAGGTAGTAATTATCTCCATTTGGTAGGCATTGAAAGCGACAAGGAAGTTTCCGACAATGCCTATTTTATAAGGAAGTAAAGTAATGGCCGATGATAAAATTATAATTCAGTTTGACGGTGACACGAAAAAACTAGAGGCTGCGCTAGATACTGTTGGTGCATCTATCAAAGGTGTTGAAAAGAAATCAATGAACCTTGGGGCTGGTCTTGCCTCAGCCGCAAAAGCCGCTGCAATTGGATTTACGGCAGTAGTCGCCTCAATATCTGGGGTAGTCGCAGCATATAGAGATCAAGAACAAGCGGAAATAAAAACACGCCAAACAATAATAGCCACTGGAGGAGCCGCAGGAGTAACAGCCGAACAAATGTTTGCACTTGCGAAAAGCCTTCAAGGTGTCACTACATTTCAAGAAGAAACAATTCTTGGTGCGCAGAATTTACTTTTAACTTTTAGAAATATTGGCGGTTCTGTAATTCCAAGGGCGACCGAAGCACTGCTTGATATGGCCACTACAATGGGTGGCGATGTTAATGGTGCTGCCATTCAACTTGGTAAAGCCTTAAATAATCCGACACAGGGAATTTCTGCTTTAAATAGAGTTGGCGTAACCTTTTCAGATACTCAAAAGAAACTGATAGAACAGTTTCAGAAGTCCGGAGATGTTGCCAGCGCGCAAGCAGTAATATTAAAAGAGTTAGAAAATCAATTCGGCGGAATGGCGAAAGCTGCGACAACTGGATCTGGTGCTCTTATTCAGTCGAAGAATTTACTTGGAGATATAGCTGAAGATATCGGTAAGGCAGTATTGCCGGCAGTGTTAGCTTTTAATAAAGTTCTATTAGGTTCATTAAAAGATACTGATAGCTTTATAAATGTTTCTATTAGACATTGGGGCCAGAAAATAAAAGATGCGTTTACTGTAGACAATACAAAAGCCAAAGAAGAATTGGCTGCGATTAATAAAGAAATAGAGACAGCAACCAAAAGAATAAATGAAATGGATGAAGCTCTACAAGGGCGCGGTTCTATATGGGATCGACTCGCACCAGATGAGCATATCATCCAACAGATGTCTAATTTAATGGGGACTAGAACGGAGCTATTAGAAAAACAAGCCGAGCTAGAAAAAAGCATTCTTCTCT